TCTGATTCTACGGAGCTAAACGATAAAATCGAAGCCGAACTGGACAATGCACTCAAAGCAGAGCAGGAAACAGAATCTGGAGCCGGTGGCACATCTTCTACCTCGAGTAGCGATTACACGAATATTAAAAACTCCGTTCGAAATGAAATGGAGACCAATATTACAAACGAAACCGTCAACGAGTTGCGTACGAAGATCGTGGCGAATCAGGAACTCCTCATCGAGAACTTGGTGATGGACCCCCTCGGATTCACTGTTTTGAAGGAGTTGGGGTTTGCACCCACCATCGACATGATGCGCCTGGCTTCGCAAACCTCATGCGACATAAACCAGGATATGGTTATCAAGTTCGTCGCGGAACAGATCGGAGCAAAGGTTACAAAGATTGTGCAGTCAAATGAAAAAGTGAACAAACTTGTCAGCGATACCGAGAAGAAGACCACTACCAAGACCCAAGGTGCAGGGGGGGCCGTGGCGGAAGCCGCCATGGGTGTCGGTGGGGCTTACGCGGCAGTCGCTGAAGGTGTCGGAAGTGGTGTCGGCACGGCGGCTGAAGGTGTCGGATCCGGTGTGGGCGACGCCGCGAGTGGTATCGGCGCTGGCTTAGGCGCCGCGATGGCCGGTCCGTTCATCCCTTCCGCGATCGCCTCGAGTTCTTCTGCTGCGATGGCCATGGTGATGATGATGATGTCGAAGGGTGGCGGCGGTCCGGACCCCGCCATGATGGCTGCTATGATGCGGAAATAAATATTAAAGAAATCAATCACTCATTATACTAATGATCCTCAGTATCGACGTTGGTATAAGGAACTTGGCGCTCTGTCTCATCGACGACAAAAACGGCAACTTGGTACAGAACTGGGACGTGGACGGCATTCCCCCCGAATCCAAAAACGGAATCTACGTGTCCATGCGAGACCACCTCAACGCTCGACCGTGGGTCCTGACCGCTGACACTGTATTGATCGAAAAACAACCCGATCGGAACAAGAAGATGATCTCGGTCATGCACTTTCTGCATAGCTATTTCATCATCAAGTGTCCCCAGGCTGAAACGATTCTCTACGACGCTCGCCATAAGATCCCGGACGTCGTCGGTCCAGGGAAAGCGCAATACAACAAGCGCAAAAAGGTCGCCATCCAACGGTGCGAGGAATTCATCAAGGACGGACCCACAAACGCACACTGGCTGGAGACCTTTAAGGCGAGTAAAAAGAAGGATGACCTGGCCGATACGGTCATGCAAGCACTCTCGTTCGTCAATCGCGTGGAGGTCCTCCCCGCGTCCGCGTCCAAGACGAAGAAACTCGTCGCCCGGAAACCCAACGAGAACCAGAAGCGGACCAAGTACTCGAAGTGTAACCTGGCGTGGTTATATCTTAATAAAGTCGAGTGTGAGGTTCTCGAAAACAACAAACGGTTCATGAAGGATCTGCGTAGGTACTACACCGGGATCGACGATCTCATCAAGGACTTGAAACAGTAAGTCCCAGGAACTTTTTCTCCATACATTATAAACAAATGGTTCGTATGATCAAAAACCTTTTCGGTCCGGTGACGAAACCCACCGAACTTTTCATCAAGGCCCAGCCCCTGGTGTTCTCCCTCATCATCATGTACCAGGGCCTGTTCGCACCCAACGCGATCGCCATCCCCGAGCGCCTCGAGAAGCTCTTCGGGAACAAGGTCTTTCGTCTCGTGTCCCTCATGGCCATCGCATTCGGCGCGACGGGGGATATCGAGTACGCCCTCGCGTCTACCGTCATCTTCCTGACCGTCATGTACCTCCTCAAGACCCCCGAGGAGCGCCGCAGGACCGGCTTCATTTAATTTGTGAGCCTATAGTAGAATGAAGATTCATATCGTCGGCGCGGGTCCCACCGGGTTATCCCTCGCGTGGGAGATCGTCAGGTCGACCGACCACGAAGTCACCGTGTACGAACGTAAAACGTCTTGCGGAGGTTCGTGGTGGGAACCCGACACGGAGGTTCGTGATATTCACGCACACCGAGTACTTTTTGACCGAGGGTTCGTCAACGCCCAATCCTTTCTCAAGGAAATGGATCTCGAGTGGGATGAACTCTTCCAGAAGATATCACCGGACTTTTTCAAATACGCACTAAAAAAGTTTGAGCCGAAAGATTACCTGGCAATTCTAGAATTATTTTTCAAGGTGACATTCAAACCCGAAAAATATAAATCGGTTTCACTCCACGACTATTTCGAGAACAAATTATCAGAAGGTGGTAAATCCATCATCGAACACTTACCGATCAACATCGACGGGGTCACATGGAAACACATGTCGGCGTACGAATTTATCAAGACCGGTGATCAGCTTATCTTTTCTAGCCCCTACACTCAAAAAGTTTCAGGGAAATTCATGAACGATTCAATAGAGGAAAAACTTCTCGGCGCCGGTGTGAATTTTATATTCGGCTCGGAACTCGAAAAAGTGGAGTATCGAGAAGACGGGTACGAAGCATCTTTCAGTGATGGGACGTCCGTATCCGACGGAATGTTCTTCATGTGTATAGACAACAGCCCCGCACTCAAACTCATAGGCGATAATTGGGGACCCCTGGCTGAGAAGAAGATCCGAAGCGCGACCTACGGGTCGATATGCGTCTTACTGGATTACGACGAGTTCGTGCCCGCCGGTGAGGAGCTTGAGACCCTGACCAACACGAAATGGAATATCCTCGTTTCGAATTTGCCTGGGACCAACACGGTTTCGTGTGTCCTATGCGATCTCACGAAAGAAATTCTCGCCAGTGAACCGGATGTGATCAAACGTGAGGTGATTCACCAGCTCGGCCTTCCACCGCCTCGAGAAATCCGGATCGGATGGGGAAGTGATTGGACCGGTGAAAAATGGGAATTTTCTCAATCGTCGGGGGTGTTGGGTCTGAACGGACAAGTCCCGTTTTTTGGGTTGTGCCCCAACGTCGCGCTTTGCGGTATGATGTCGTACCGCAACACACCCTACTCGAGCATAGAAGCCGCGGTCGAAGTTTCCAGGCGGCTCAGTCACGAATGTTTCGGGACCCGGTACCCGCTCAAACCGATCGCCGTTTCCCAGGTACTCGCGATCTGCGTCGTGACACTCCTCGTAATAATTCTTGTATATCGTAATAAGAACCAATGAAGTTCTCAGCCGAAGTATACGAACCGATGTATGATTTCAATGATAGGAAGTATATTAGGGTTACCGTCCCTGAAAATGTCCGTGCCACCATTGAAAACATGCATATGAAACGTACACACCTTTTAAAAAGTGTAAACGTGGACGACCCATTGCAGGGTCGAGTGCTCAGGGTTAAAATTCCGTTCCGTTACAGGAGAGTGATGTGCAGCGTCGAAGGACGCCCCATTCAGTCTCTAGTAAGGGGGGACGAGATCGAGGTGGTGGTCGATTTCAAGGGGGCTTGGAATGTGGAGAATCACTCTGGTTTCTCCTGGGTGCTTTCGTCCTCGATCTTCTCGAGCTCCTCGTCGGAGGCCTGAGTTGGATCACGCGGGAGTTCGATCGTCTCCAAACCACCCTTCTTCAGGTCGCGGAAGGTCTGGAGCATACCCTGAAGCCTAAATATCTCCTGTGTCATCTGCTCGATGGTCTGGGTGACCTTCTTAATATTTTCGTCGATGTTCACGGTGGGCATTTACGTAGTTAAAGTTTGTAGTCTTTAACTAGGTAAACCATATGGGTACACTGACACGCACCGGGTACTTGATATCTCGCACCGAACTGAGCAAGGTTCCGCACCAGGCGGTCGTCGTCCTCGGCGGTTTAAAAAAAGAACTGACTGTAAGACCCGTCGTCAACACGGACTATGGGTTTCCTCCACCGCCTTTTAAGGTTTTCCGAGCAACTAAGGACGGAATCTGCGCTCCAAGATTCTTCGGAATCGATAAAGTGGGGCCTCCCAAAGTCGACAGGCGACCCGAACCTGCGAAAAGCACAGCCGAGTTCACAGGAAAATTGCGAGACGCCACCCACCAAAACGAAGCCTTCGCAGCAGCGATTAAAGCAGGCAGCGGCGTCCTTTCTTTACCGTGTGGGTTCGGCAAGACGACTGTATCCCTGGCCATAGCCTGTAAACTCGGCTACCGCACGATGATCGTCGTGCACAAACAGTTTCTCGCGGATCAATGGCGTGAGCGTATTCAGCAATTTTGTCCCGGTGCGACCATAGGTGTCGTCCAACAGAATAAGAAGGAGGTTGAGGGTTGCGACTTTGTGATCGCCATGCTTCAATCCTTGTCACTCAAAGAATACTCCTTCGACGATTTCGATTCGGTCGGGACGGTCATAGTGGACGAAGCGCACCACATTTGTGCCAAGGTCTTTAGCCAATCGCTATTCAAAATGTGCCCTCGCCACATATTCGGTCTCTCGGCTACCCCCGAGCGAAAAGACGGACTCACGAAAGTTTTGCATTGGTTCATGGGGCCGACGTTTTTCGCGGTCGAGCGTAAGAACCAGGAACAGGTCGAAGTCTTTCCGGTCACGTTTGATTCACCGAATTACCGTAACCCACCGCCCAGTATGCGAAACGGTAAAATCAGTATGCCGAACATGATTACACTTCTGGTCGAGGACCGACAAAGGAACAAAATGCTGGTGGAACTGGTAAAAAAGGCGTCGGCGGGGACGAGACAATTACTGGTCTTGAGCGACCGGCGACTGCACTGCGAAATGTTGCACCAGTGTTTTCCCACGACTTCTGGTCTTTACATGGGAGGGATGAAAGAAAAGGCCCTCCAAGAATCGTCGAAGAAGAAGATCATCTTCGCGACGTTTAGCCAGGCGCACGAGGGGTTGGATATTCCAACTTTGGACACCGTCATCCTGGCGTCGCCAAAATCCGATATCGTCCAATCGATCGGACGTATCATGCGTGAAACCGCGGGCAAAAAGAACAACCCTCACATCTACGATATAAACGATCCGTGGAGCGTTTTCAGTGCAATGTACTACAAGCGCGTCAAAGTGTACCGGCAAGGCGGGTTCAAAATTCATGGCAACGGTAAAATCGCTGAGGAGAAAGATGAGTTCCCGAGGGGTAAGTGTTTCATCAACGTTTAGACTTGTTAATAAAAAGATTCAGGAAAAGCTTCTCGTAAATGGGTTTCTTTTTAGCTACCATTACCGCCTTAGACAGCCGCGTGCCGTTCGTGTTCAAATTCTTGACGATTTTTTTACGGTTGCGGCCACCCCTGTACACCGACTGAATCTTCGTCGCGGCCTTTGCCTTTTTCTTGTGCGTTGACATCATTTACTATGTACTGACATTATTTACCATCAGGGGGTAGACCCTCAGGTAGACATTGGATTTACTTCTTCATTGAGTCCGAAACAGCTAACATTACCACACCTACAATGAAGGCCAGGATCACATAGTTCAACTCTGTATCCTCATCTGCTTTCTCGGGCTGCGGTTTCTGGGGAGCGACGGCCACCTCGGGCCGCCGCTGCGGAGGAGGTTCAAAATCCTCCAGCGGACAATACGCTATCATATATCATTAACATCACAAATTAATTTCATTCTTTTTGGTCGTCTTGCGACGCCTTTTGGGTTTGGACCCCTCGACGTTCACCTCCTTGATCTCACCGCCTGTGCTCTCTCCTGAAATAGACATGATATCGCTCAACTCGTCATCCTCGTCGATCGGGGGCGGTCGGCTCCCGCCGGCGTTTAGGTTCGAGTTCATGGGCATGGGAGGCGGCATAGAAATTCCGCCCATCAAGCTGGCAATATCGAGTCCGGGACCCTGCATCTCGTAGTTACCCGTACCGCCCACTGGGGGTTCCATGAACGGCTCGTCGGGGTTCCTCGGCGCCGTGTTCTGCACGGCTGACATCATATTCTTCACGAGTTCTGGATTCTGTTTGATGACGTCATTCATGTTCGGAATCGCAGTCTTGAACATACTGTTCGTCAGATGAAACATCATCGCTGAGCCACCGAGCATCATGATCAGCTTCACCTCGGGGGCGACGCTGACCTTAGACCTATATTTCACGTACAACTCCTCAAAGACCGAATCATAATCATCAACGTTCTCCATGACACTTTCGGACCAACCTTCGAGCTGAATCTCGAAAGGGTTATATCGCTTATTCAAAAATTCCAGGCCGGTGACACAGGCCACCAGCATACGCCGCGAGAATCGAATCGACTGTTCGACATCGATGCTGTAGGTAATTCTTTTTACCTCCGCTCGAAGCTCATCGACGTTCGAGTACGCGTTGAGCCTCTTGTTCACAGTGAACCCCTTCTTCTCCAGCCTGGCTAACTTGTTCAGAAGATCGCTCTTCTCCTCGTCGATGGAGGTGTACCCCTGGGTGGGTTTCTGCTCCTCTGATCGCATACCAGGACCGTCGTCGTCGTCGAAATCCATATCATCGTCCTCATCACCGTAATCGATTTCTTCGTTTTGCATGGGATGTGCTGCATTGGGAACGGACTGCTTATCGGGGTTCACGAAGGCATCCATCGCCTCCTGGTGTTGAGGGGGAGGGCGGGTGCCGAACGCGCTCTTCTGCGGGCGCGGGACAGGTTTGGCACGAGGAACTGAGATTTCGATCTCATCGTACAGGGCCTGTTCGTCAGCATCCAATTTCATCACGTTGGTACGTCCACGGTCCAGGGTAATGTCGTCCATCTCTACCCTCTAATAATAATTATTACGTTTCTCTTTAACGCACTTTTTTTGTTGACGTATAGTAAATATGTTCCTCAAACTCAACAAGACCAACCGCGGCGCGCTCATGTACATGACCGTCCTCTTCAGTCTCATCTGTGTCCTGACCGTCCTCCAGGGTTGGTCCTCCGGGTACCAGCCCAGGCCGATCACCATTAACGCCGTCAGCCAGGGCTCCCTCTTCGATCTCGACCACAGCGAGGAGTGTGTCGCCGGCGCTCCTAACGGCAGCCCCTACAGCAAGTCTCTGACCCCGGGCGGTCTCTGCGGTGCGCAGGGTCTCGTCGCCGACCACGCCGGCTACTCCATCTCCGGGGGTATCGGTGGATCTTTAATCTAAACGTATAGTAACATGGTTCCCGATCTCAATTACGAGTACCACACCATCACCATCGACTCCAATGGTCAGGCGGCTGCGAACACTTTCACCAGCTACCTGGAAATTCCACTCAAGAACGTCGTCGAGG